TAACAAGTCTTGATAAGGTTCTATTTTCAAAGTAGATAGCAATACATTATCTACATTCATAATCTGCAAAATTATAGGATCTATTTCATCATGTAAATAACTGTATTTCTTATTTATATAAATTAGTTCAAATTTTATTTTTCTTTCAAATGCAATCAATTCTATTTTAGAAGTTTTATTTTCTAAATTATCAATATCAAAAGCAATTTCTACAAAGTTGTTATTTATTATTAACTCTTTAACTTCTTTTTCCTTATACTGTATTTTCATTTTTTCACCTACTTTATAGCTCTAGTGTAAAGATTTACAAAGTTTTTAAGCTTATCTTTTGCAACTCCGACTATTTGAGTAAACATGTTATCAGAAGAAGTAACATTTTTGACATCTTCATATAAATTCCCACCAGGAACTCCATAACGCACTTCTTGAAAAGTTACACTTGCTTCAATGACATTATTTCCATCTTTTATATATTCTTCTGTCCTTGAAATGTCTCTAATAACCATGTTTTTATACACATGATTTCTTTTTAACAAAATTAGAACTTGTTTATCATCTTCTTTCCAGTACTTTTCCAATGCTCCCATTTTCAATCTTGCCATTTTTCCAAAAAAAACAATATCCAAGGTCAATTCTTTAGCTTTAAAATATCTGTGATCATTATCTTCATATCCTAGATAAGTCTTTCTTGAAGTTATATCTTTTTGAAAATTAATCTCATTTGATAAACTATGAAATGGTATCACTCCAAAAAAACCATCTATTTTATCTAAATCCCATAAACTCATTTTCTATCCTCCTGACCTTGAATAATGTATTTTAAATATATCTTTAAGCCTTGTATTTTCATTAATTCCATGACTTGTTTTTGAACCATTTAAAACTATCTCAACTTTATTATTTACTTCTTTAGTATTCCCACCTAAAAATTTTTCCTTTATATGTTTAAATAATTCTGCTGCACCTTCTTTTCTTTGTGAATCAAGTAAAGCTTTTCTTTTTGCTTCAAACAAGTCCGCCCTTTTTATTTCGTTTACAATTGAATATCCTGTTTTTTTCAGAACTTCCTGCAACCCTTCTATTGCGGAAACTATTGCTTTCTGTTCCTCAATATTCTCTTTGTTTTTTGAACTTCCAGAACCTCCGCCTCCTTTGTTGCCTTTTCCTTTTCCTTTTCCACCACCTCCACCTTTTCCTCCTTTTTTACCTTTTCCACCGCCTGAGCTTCCACCACCTGCTCCACTTTTCATTTTCCCATATGGATCAGTTTTATTTCCCTTATTCTTGTTTCCACCCGGCATTTTAAATCTTTTCTTTCCTGTGTTATTTTTAGTAGAATTAGCACTCATTTCATTTTTTCTTGTTTGAACAGAACTTCTCCTATCGTTTGCAACTCCTGCTGCTTTATCAGATAAACCTTTAATTGCATTTCCTCCTGCTTTTACAACTCCCCCTATTGCTCCACCAATCAAAGGAATACCAGAAACCATATCCCCTATTTTATTGACTGCATCTGCAAACATACTTAAAATTCTGGAAACTGCCGTAGCCGCCGCTGCAACAATACTGTCAAATATGTTAAGAACTGTATTCTTTAAATTTACAAATCCTTGAGCCGCAAGTGGAATATTATTAGTAAAAAGACCAACTATAATATCAATTATTGATGAAATAAAATCTGTAAAGCCATCCCATAAAAGCATTAAAGCATCTACTAAAAATTGCCACGATTCTAAAATAGCTGGAACTACATAATCTACAACGAACGCCACCATCATTTGAAATCCTTCACTAATGGCATTTATTATTTCCTGTACAGTAATTCCAACACCTATCCATTCAAGAAATCCATCAATTATAGCAAAAATATAGCTTTCTCCTGTCATTAATCCATTCCATAAATCCCAAAGTACTGCTACAACTAATGCAACTATTCCAATTACAACGAGCAAAGGAGTTCCAAGTGTTGCAAAAAGTCCTCCAACACTAACAATAATTGGCACTAAAACTAAAAAAGCTCCTGTCAATCCGGCTATTGCCATTATTATAAGAGTTAATCCCGAAGCTAATTCAGGATTTTTTTCTGCCCATTTCTGAAAACCTTCCAGAACATTAGCAACAACATCTAAAACAGGTTTTAAAGCTTCTCCTATTCTTTCGAAAATTGCCAGTTTGATTCCATCTATTTTTGATTGTATAGCAGATAGTTTCCCAGAAAAAGTGTCAGCCGCTTTTGCTGACATTCCAGCAACTCCTGGAACTTTACCAAGTGCAACAAGATAATTATAAATATCCTGCTCGTTCTTTTTAACTTCTGTTGAGACCCCTTTAAATGTGAATATTACTTTATCTCCTGCATCTTTGGCTTTTACTCCAAATTCTTTTAATCTTTCATTTTCTCCAGTCATTGCATCTAGAACAGCTTCAACGTACTGGTCAACTTCTTTACCTTGCGATTTAGCTACATCAGTAAGTTGAATAAATTCCTCTTTTGTTGGCTTGAGACCTCTATTTATAAGTTTATTAAAACCATTTCCCACTTCATCGATTGAAAGTTTAACTTCATTAGCAGTTTCTCTTATAATTTGCATAGCAGCTTCTCCTTCAGCTGCACCACCAAGAGCATTTGAAAGTGTAGTTTTTAAATTTTCAAATTGCATTCCTGTTTGAGCAATACCATTAGCAATACCTTTAGTAAACCCAATAAGTACTGCTCCATTTACAACTGATGATAACTGTCCCTCTACATCCTTCATTTTATTCATGAAGCCTTTTAGACCACCTTCAGCTGGAGTTGATGAAGAAACAGGAGTTTTTGGAGCAGGAGTGGGAGCTGATTTAGCATTATTTTGAAACGAAACTGGTATCTTTATTTCTTTAGAAATTCTCTGTTTCATTGCTTCTATCTGCTTTTCTCCACGTACATTAAAAGTCAAGTCTATCTGAGCTTTCAATGCTGATTTTATCATTGTATTTATACTCTGTAATGCTTTTTTTAAACTCGCCATGTCAGCTTCTATTTTTAAAGAAACCAGTGTTTCATTTGCTTCTGCCATTTATTCCCACCTCCTACTTTTTTCTATGAAGTTCATTCAAAAAACTTAAAGTATCAGCCATTTGCTTATCACCCCAGTTTTCATCTATATCATAAGGATTAAGATTAAATTCATGTGCTATTATATGTGCATTTTTTAATCTTGCATCCATTTTTTCATACTGTAACCTATAATTTATCTGCCCATTACTTTTAAGATTCACTGCTGGGATTTATTGCAATATTTGTCGCAAAAATGATTAAATTCATTATGCTCATGAATGTCAATTTATCCACAACAGTATCTGGAATTTGGAATAATTCCTGTGTCAAAGTTATGAATTTATCCAAAGAATCATCTTCCATTCCTGAAAAATCTCCACTGTCTAATGCTCCTGTAAAATTCCCTGCATTTATTAAGAATCTTGTTAATTTTCTTGCTTTAGGATTAATCAACTGAACACAAACAAATCCTTTTTCTCCATCATCTCCCTCACCTTCTAAATAAACTTTAAAGACTTTATTTGGAAGTCCAAAATGTCTTTCTTCTCCTAAAAAAGCTCCTAAAAAAGGCTTTTCTCCAGGTTCTATTCTTTTAAATTGTAATTTCTTTTGCTTATTTTCCATTATTTTCTACCCCTCTATGATATTTTCTTTTCTTTTCTTGTTCCTGCAAGTTTTAAAGTATTTGTTGGAGCTTCTTCTGTAAAAGCACCTTCTGAATCAAGTTCGGATAAGACATTTCCGTCTTCATAATATGTTATCACTGTTTGACCGTCTATTGTTTCATGCGTTTCTATCTCCAAAGTTGGATATTTGTTATCTTTTAAAAATTTCAGAAAATCTAAAATTCTTTCCATTACTTTTACTCTTGGTGGAATTGAAATAGTAAGTTCATAAGGAACATTAGCTATAATGGAGTAAATATTCTTACCTCTTGTTGTCATTCTTCTGCTTGTTTTATCCTCTGCTGTTTCTATTTCAACTGCATCTTCATCAAGTTCATCTATTATAAGTTCTCTTCCAGAACCTCTTACTAATATGAATCCCTCTCTCATATATGCCATATATCTTTACCTCCCTAATTTCCATTTTTTGAATTTAATATAACTTGTACTTTTGATTTGATTATTGCACCTTGAAACCAGCAATTATATTTAATTTCAACTTCTCTGTTGCTCATATTTACAACTTTCACTTCAAAAGCATTTGTTCCTTCTTCAATAATGTCATCGATATCATAAATTATTCCTCTTGTAGCAAATTCTCTAAGAATCGAAGTACCATTTGAAGCTACTTGCTGTCTTCCTGCTTCCTTTGTAGAAATTTTTTCTCCCCTTGTGTTTCTTTCAACTATGTATTTTGTTATCCCAATTCTCATATATTCATCTATTGCTATTCTTGCTAATGTATAGTCAAACCATGTTATTCCATCCATAGCCTTTCCATAATAAGGGATAACCATTTGTTCTTCTTCTGTTACAATATTAACTCCAGTTGAAGATTCTCTCTGACTTCCAACTAGCTCCAATATTTCAGATAAAGTATAGTTTGATCCTGTAATTCCATTTAATTTGATACTCGCAAATGGAACAGAACCCGGAAAGAAGTTTCTTATTGTTGCAAGAAGATTTGTAATTTGACCTTCATTTTTATCTGTTGCAATATAAAATCCATTATCCACTTTATTTTCTTTTGCTATTTTAAGATTTACTTCTTTTGTAAAGTTAGATGCACCTTGAAATAAGAAAACATAGTCTATAGATGTCCCTTTTCCAAAATCCAAAGCTTCTTTTACATCTTTTTCCTCTGCGACAGGAACAACTGTGTAGAACCATTTTCCTTTCCAACGACTATCTAACCCTTGCAAGATAGAAGTGTACGTTGTAGAAGCTGTATCATCTCCATATACCCAAATAAAATCTGGTTTTGTTGAAGCACCAAAAAAATCTCTTACTAAAATAACTTCCTTATCTGTTTCTTGAAATCCTAAATCTATCAATTCTTTTGTAGATGTGACTGCCTTAGGCAAATTGCTTCCATTTGAAACTTTTTTTGCTTTAGTTACTAATAAAACACTTGTAAAATCTCTAGTTGTCAAACTAAGTGCCGCATTAATAGCCGCTATATTTACTATTGCATTTCTGCTCATTTTAACCTCCGTTTTCTATTTTTCCTTTTATTTTAGATTTTTCTATATAATCTGTTTCATAACTATAGAATGTATCCACCGTGAATTCTAAACTATATACTTTCTCATTCATTATCTTATTATTTATTATTGTGTTACTTTCACTTATAAAATCTAACTTCTGTATTTCTATTTCAGATATATCTTTGAAATCAAAGTTTAAATCTTCTACAATATGATTAAATATCTTATTTTTACTTAAAATTGTATCTAAATTAAGCACTTGATCCTTATCATACAGTTTTATCATCATTTTATAAGTTCTATTACTTCTGTATTTAAATTCTATTTTATCTTTCTTCGATATTTCTTCTTTAAAAGTTGTATAGTCACTCATACTTTTTGATTGAGTTATTTCATAAGTTAAAAATGGTTTATCTATTTTTTCAAAATAGGAATTCTGAAAAAAAGAATGATACACAACTGCTTCTATCCCTAACTTTGTAAATATATTAAAGAAAAGCATATTTAATTCAGTTTTATATGAATCAAATGTTATATTATCTATATAGTCAGTTAAATAAAAAGTATAATAATTTTTCAATTCATCTTTTATTTTTCTAACTTCTATCAGTTCGTACTTCTTATTTTCATAAACAATGTAATCTCCATTTGTTATTTCAAGCTTTTCTGTCGCTTTATTATTATCAATTGCTAACGTCGGGATTCGTATAATTCCAACTAAATTTTCTCTTGTATCTACAGATTTAATCGGATTTATACTCGAATTATAGCTTTGATAATCAATGTAAGCTTTTAGTTTATACTCTTTAAATTCTTTTCTTATTATTCCTTTATCATTTGTTTCAGAAAGTAATTTAAAAAATTTATATTCTTTTTCTTT